TTATGTTTTAGAACTTTTCATTCCTTCTATCTCTTTTTGGTAATTATATAATTTTTCGGCAGTATCTAATGAGATGCCTTCTAACGGTCTAACACCTCTTCTTAATTCAGAAATACGGCCTTGTGATATCCCTGTATTTTTAAAAATTTTATATCCTGAAACATTACTATTTAACAGTTTTTGGATTGCCTCTTTAAACTCAGTCATTTTTCCTCACATTCTTTCTATCTAAATAATAAAAATGTGTCTTTCTTCCAATAAACAACAATAATGGCAGGCTTAATATAAATAATGATAAATACATTTGACTTGTCATATTTGAAAACCCCCAAAATTTATTATATACTTCAAGTGTAAGGAGGAGCCAAAAGGCTCCAGATAATTTAATCTTTGTTGCTTGGCTTTCGGTCTAGGTAACCGAGATGCCACATTCTTAGTTGTTTTAATGTTCCTGGAATTACCAGTACCGCTAATACTGGATACTCTAGGAACATTTTTATTATCTCTTGCATAAGGCTTCCACCTCCTTACACAAATCTCGTAAGTTATTAACTAACTTACATATATAATTATACTACCCAATAGAGATGCAATCAACCTTTTTCTTCACTTTTCAAAAAAATACCGCAATCACTAGGATTACGGTTACTTTATGTATACAGTGTCATCGCCATATTTAACAGACAATGTCACTTTCCTATCTAATCGTCTTTTGATCAATTCCTCTGTAAACTTCCACCTAACTGGGTCACTCTCTAATTTATGCATTTTAGTGTATTTTTCTTTTTCTTCATCTGTCATTAAATCTATAAATTGCACTGTACTAGGTTGCATTTGTAACGCTTTTTCAATCATTCTGTGAATATCTATTCCGTGTACCATAGTATCACCTCGATTAAATAATAGCATAAAAAAGCCCTACAATCATGTAGGGCGAATATGTATCGAGTGAGGGCGAGGAAGAAGTCTCCTGCGGGACCAACAGCCAGATATATGGCCTCTGCCGGGCTATACAATTCACTCCTGATTGTATATAAAAATACACCACATTAACCTACCCCATTTTGGGACACAGCAAACCGATTCGTCAATCGCACATGTGAATGCTCAGTTAATGTGATGTAGGCACTTTAAGCGGTCTGTACCAGCGACCGAGTCGTTTCATGGAACAACTACCTCATATAACTATTATAGCATAAAAACAGGCAACCGTCGCAACAGATGCCTTAAGTGCATTCCGCAGATATACACCGCAATTTCTATTTAATTATACCACTTTTGCGAGTGACATTCATGTCGGTCACAAAGCTAGAAACCTATTAGAAATAACCACCCAGTGACATGCATAGGTGGTTAGAAAATGTAACGATTACGATTATTATTTTTAGCATGTATATAGGTATATTAGCATAAAAAAAAGAGGCCAACCATTACAGTTAGCCTACACATCATAGATTTAAAACAAATTGAACACTCTCGTAATATATCACAAAAAAAGAGCAGCTACAAGAGCTACTCTAAAAAAACTTGGGAATGTGTGTATAACTAAATATTAGTAACGCTTAAATTAATATTAACAAATACAAAAAAGACGGTCAATTAAGACCGTCTAAAATAGATGTGATGAAAATAATAGTAGAACATAATGATACTGTTCTATTATTAAAATAGCATACTGTTTTTACTTTTGCCATAAAAAAACATCTACTTTACAAATTACTCACCCTTTAAAATGAACAGGCGACGCTAAATGATAGATTGTCTATATTTGCATATACTTACATCTTCACACAATAAACAGGCTAACCATTTCGGCTAGCCTGAATTTTACAATACAAAAATTAGGTTTTTAAAACTGAAATTGAAAGGTTGTAAGGATATATTATCATAAGCAAAAAAGACGGTCAATTAAGACCGCCAGTTAATAGGTACCAAATAAGTTGAGGAAAGTGATTGTAGACATTAAGTGAATGCCTTTTTTTGAAATAACATAAACTTTCCAGTATGTCTCATAATAAATATTAGACATTCAATATACTTTTGTACCAAAAGAAAAGACGGTCAAGTAAGACCGTCTAGAGAAAGTAACCTAACTAATATATGAGGAGTAAATGTAACGTATCCTAACATTATATTAGCACAATTTATTTTATTTGTCCCCACAAAGGGCCTACACCATGATTAGGTGGAGCAACGCCGTTCCATTCTCTGACTGGTAAATACAGACGTTCACCTTCAAAACTATCATAACCTACCCACACGTGATCATCTTGTAACATTACTTCATCATAATTGATAGTTGTGCCAGGTTGTAGTTTTCCTGCTTCGTTACCTTTAATTCTAAACGGCCCTTCTGTCCAAACTTGTATTTCTTCATTGCCATTTTTAAATGTGGCTTGTTCATTCTTCCACCATGTACCGTATTTATTCTTATTCCAATCAGTCTTTTTAACCACTTGCTTTTTCTCTTGCTGCTTAACCTCTTGTTTAACATCTTCTTGTTTGATTGTTTCAGATTTATTTACTTTTAACGCTCCACCATCATAGTAGTGTTTAATACGTTTAATAAAGTAATCTTTCATCTTATTAATATTTGCAGTAGTGTACGTTGCATTTTTACCAACGTGTAAATCCCATGATCTATGTGGACACGAAGTACCAAAGAATTCATTGTGCAATCTTACTGTCGTTCTGTTTACCGCTAAACCATAAGATTTCATTACATCTGCAACAACTTTTAACGTAGCTTCTTCGTTTTCTAAAAATAATGCGTCTGAAATACGCCCTGGATAACTTTCACACACTTCAAATCCGATTAAGTTAGCATTTGCCCATTGATTACCACAATGCCACTCTACATAGTCAGTCGGATGATACCAAAGCACTTCATTTCTATTTGCATATACACTTGCCCAACCGTTAACGTGTGTACTATTATTCTCACGTGCATATAACCATGGCAAGTATTGGCTAGGCGTCATACTACCATAATCATTGTGGATGACTACGCCTTGAATACTAGGTTTTGGTGCTGTAATCTTATTACCTTTAATATGGTTTGAATAGATATGTTTCAACTCTTTAACGCTCCCATTCTTCGATTTATCTTGTTTTTTATTTAAGTTACTAATGTCGTATTTTTCCATTGGCAGTCCACTACACACTTGTGATTTTTCATCTTTAGGCGCTTCTTTTGGTCTAAGTTGTAAATGTAGATGTACAGACATTGGATTGTCATAATAGTTACTGCTACCTTGTAGCCCTACAATGTCACCTTGATTGACTTTATCACCCACAATAAATCGCAATGACCCACGTTGTAGGTGACCGTATATCCAATCATTGCCGTTAGCGTCTTTAATTACTAAAGTACCACCAAAGTTACCGTAGTCATTAGATTCAACCACAGTACCGCTAGTGACTGCAGGCACATCATTCGTTGCATTTGTGTATAAATCGAACGCACGGTGATAGCCACCACAGAACGCATCGTAATTAATCCCGTTTTCAGTGTAATTGCGGTATCCATAGTTTTTAGGATAATTATCATAAGTGCGTGGATCAGATGAAATAATCCAACCTTTTTTAGTTAAATAGTCAATAGCAGTTAGCATGTTATTTCAAACCTTTCTCTTTTAGGTATTCTTCTTGCTCACGCGCTGATTTTTTAACGATAAATGTATTTTTCCACACGCCGTAAGCGACAAATATAAGTGGTAATACAGTATTGATCACATTAATCCATGCATCTACTTTTTGAGGGTTAATGAATTCAGCGCTAATTCCACTGGCTTGTAATGCTAAATACAACGCTCCCAAAAAACCACCAATAAGCGCTACATACTGCTTGATTTTATCTTCCATATAAATGCCTCCTTAAAAGAAATACTTCGCTAATCCAATTGCTGCAACGATAACTGTAAACACACCAGAAATGAATACTGTCGTGATTTGTACATTCGCTTTCTGTTTCTCTGAAATAATACCTTGCACGCTTTGTAACTTTTCATCGTGGGAATGTACTTTGTATTTCACATCAGTAAAATCCTTTCCGAAACTTTCCATTGTATTGTTAAGTTTCTCTAAATGCTTTTCAGAACGCTCTTGTGATTCAAAAGAACGTTCTTGCAATATTGTTTGCCTATCTACTGTTTTTTCTAAGTTATTCAAAGCCTCTGTATGCTTTTGATCATTCTCATTGATTTTCTCGTAAATTTTACCTCTTGCACTTTCCCATTCATGCCGAAGTACATATTTATTTTCGTCGGACATAAATCGTAGCACCTCCCACAAATGCTACTGCGCCACATACAACGGTTAACACTGCAAATTGTGACCAAGTTAGCCAGTTAATAGCATTAAATATGGAGGCACTTGTCATCAAAAAGTACATTATAGATGTTGTCAATCCGCCAATTAACAAAAGCCAATTGCATATGTTATTCATTTTTTCGCTAGGAATAAAAAAAGCGGATAAAATTAATGCAAATGAACCAATCATCAAGAATACACCCCACAACCATATCGGCATGACTTCATGGAGCTTTGTGTAGAATTGCGAGTCGTTTATGACTGAGTCTTGTGAGACAGACCAAAAAAAAGCTCTCACGAAAGTGAAAGACCCCAATCCAAATATTAAGATAAAAGCTAAGGATTCGCCTAATTCATTTTTCTTCATATATGCACCTCTTTCTGTATAAAATTAAAGCCCGACTACCGATATTTGGGGTAGTCGAGCACGTCGGTTTTTTTACTAAACCCCTAATGAATCGGGTTCATCTTCTCTTTCTTTTACATATGGCGCACCTTTCTCATCAAACGAGCTACGCGTAATATCTTGTTTCACATAGTATGTCTTTGACCCGTTTTTAAAGATGCCTGCCAACATATTCTGCATTGCGCATACCTGTTTGACTTGTTCTTCATCAGTAAACTTATATGCATTAGCGGGGGAAGCACCTCTCACAAAACTGTTTGAATAGTTCTGCATTAAGCAGCTTTCTTCTCCTCTTTTGTCCACTTCTACTAAATAAAATTCTGTTACTTTGTTTTCCATTTCTAATTCCTCCAATAAAATTATTTATAATAAAAACGCCTAACGATTATTCACCGTCAGACGCTTCATTATCCTTGTTTTGTAATTGTGTAATTAATGTCCGCAGTATTGCGTTTTCTTTTTGTAATTCTGCATTAGCAGTTGCTAGGTTATCAATAACCAATTGTGGGTTAACTTGTTCATTCATTTTGTAATGCCTCCAATTTTTCATTTAATTGCTGTATTGCACGTAATGCCCATGTAATCATTTCATAAAGATTAACACCGTCGCCGAATATAAATTCAGAGGGCGTTTTATAACCATCACCAATAACTAATCCCCGATGATTGAGTTGATTGTTCACATCACCTTTATATTTGTATTGATATAACTCTAATTCCTTTGTAATTACATTTAAAGCATCGTAGTCCCATAATTTTATATCTTCTTTATATTCCGCTAAAGACGCGTTATTAAAAGCAGATGCTCTGACAGGTCTATATCCAATATTTCCACCATTATAATGGTTATTGTTGGTTACACGTAGTTCATTTGTCCCCACACCGAAGTAAACATTAGCCCCACTGTGGTTAGCGTAGCTACCATAACTATTAATATTACCAATTCTAACAGCCGCATAATTAATACTACCATTTGTACCATTAGCACCATTAAAATCAGTAACTCTAAATTCACCGTTGACCATAGCGTATAAGTTAGTGGACTTAGCTTTCCAATTACCATATAAATTTTTCGCATAAAAACTTCCTGTTCCAACTGAACCTTGATTATCCGTAGCATAAACCATAGGTTCGTAGATATCTTCCGATTTACCTCGAACACCTTTTTTCTTAAATCTAATTCCAGAACCAGCTAAACCTGTTTCATCGCTGATTTCTCCAAAAAGAATTGTTCCGTCTGTATCACCAGCACTATCATTATCTTTTATATAGAATGAAAATTCATTTACGCCCGAACGTGAACTAACTTGTGGTCTAAGATAAATTGAAGATTCCCATGATTCAATATTTGTAGTGTATCTTGAACGTGTATAAACACGACTATGTTCAGAGTGTAAGAATACAACACCATAAGTAGATGATAAACGTACACCTCTTGAATTATCATTCATTAAGTCATAGTGAAACTCTAAAGCCCCAGCCTGTTCAGAACCTATCCCACCAGACATCATTGTTGATAATCCTTTTTCAGTCATGTATAAGTTATATCCTGTTTTTTCATTTCTTGATAAAATATAACCATCTTTAATACCAACTGTCGCTGTTGGAGTGTCGGTCACACCACTCCAAGTTCGAGTAAATATACCTCGTGATAATATTTCTTGATTTTTGATTGTTAGGTAATTAGTACTATCTCCACCACGTATACCGATGTTATTAACGTTAATGTCTAATCCTTCACGAGACAAATTAATTTTATTGATGATATTTGTCTCATCAGCTTTTTTAGCCACGTCACTCACAAGAAGGTTGAATTCTTTGTTAAGTCTTATATCTACTTTATCACCTTTGATTTTTACGCCTTGCGGCCCAACGTTAAACGACTGAATAGCCCCATTCTCGTCGTAAGTGTATGTTAAACCGTCCATAGTGCTATTTGTAAGTTCTGAAATGACTCGCGATAACGTCTTGCGTGATTGATTAAATTCTTCTTTTGTAGCGCGTTGACTAATCTCTTGTCCGTTCTGTGTAATACGTGTATCGTAAGTTGTCAACGTCTGGTCGGTTTGTTGTTTTAATCCATCAGCATAGGCTTTGGCTGATTGTTCAGCAACTGCTGATTGCGTATCTGCATGCTCTTTCGCTAACGACTCTGCTGTGTCTGCTTTCGCTTGTGCGTCGGCTTTAGCCTCTGCCAATTTTTGTTGTGCGTCCTTGATTGCTCTTTGTTCTTCTGCGTCAACGATTCCGTCCGCATACGCTTGCGCCTCCGTTTTACGTAACTTATCTTGCGCGTCCGCGTATGCTTTAGCTGCAACTTCTGCGTCTATACGTGCTTTCGCGATTAAATTTGTAACATCATTTGGCGATTGCTCATACGGTGTGGCTTTGTTACCTAATTCTAATTTTACTTTCTTGATGTTCGTCAATGAATTCACGTCTTTAGATGTAAAATTTATTTTGATTCGTTTACTAGCACCGGTATTGAATGTGAATGAATATCGTTGAAATTCATTTGTTGTGTTTTTATAAGTCTGTGCTGTTAAAAGGTATTGTCGAGGGTTAAAATCTGTTCCGTCATCTTGTAGGCGCGTAATTGGCGTATACACAACCCCTTGAGCTATACCGTCTTTAGTTTTAGCGTCATAACTAATAGTGTAATCAGTGTTAGGTTGCACGGGGATATTAGTGTAAAATGTCGCCCACATTAAACGATTATTGACTGAATCATAATCGACAGATGTTAGTTCGTCGTCAATTACTTCTCCATATTTCTGGATATTAGCCGTGATGAATGGACTTGTGAAATCTTTTGTCCCGTCTAACATGTTCACGCCGCCGATTTTAATATTGTTCACGGCTGTATTGATTTCATTTGTCTTTTCTTCCATACCTGAATTGTATTCAGTAATTGTTACACGGTCATTGATTTGATTTGATAATTGCTTACGTTCTGTCTCTGCATTACTTAATTCTTCAACAATACTTGCTTGGTCAGATGAATATTGGTTTAAAGATACCTTTGTACTGATTTCATCACTCATAACCTGTAATTGCGCTTTTTGGTCATTTACATCTGTCTTGATTGGTTGTAATTCCGTGTTAAGCTGTTGTGTTACATCTTCTTTTGTAGCTGTTAATAATATTTTATCTTCTAAAGTCTTAATACTATTCTCATTGTTCGTGGTTCTAACTGTAATCGGTTCAAGTGCGCTTGTTGTATTCTCATTTGCCGTATCAATAGCAATCTGCTTTTGTTGTTCTGCGTATGTCTTAGCCTCTTGTAACTTCGCTTGCGCGTCGTTTATAGCGCGCTGTTCTTCTTCTGTAACGATACCGTCTGCGTATGCCTGTAATTCAGTCTTACGTAATGCGTCTTGTGCGTCGGCATAGGCTTTGGAGGCTGCCTCTGCATTCGCTTGTGTTGTTGCTATTTCGTTTTGTAAATCTTCTGGCGCTGGTGTAACATCTGTTGCTACCGTTCCCTTTTCTAACTTCCAATCGGTAATGTAATAACTTTTATATGTTCCATCATCATTTTTAATTACTGGGTACATATGAATTCTAACAGGTTTGTTACCTTTTCCAGTAAATGTGAATGAATAGCGTTTCCAATTTGTTGAGATAATTTCGCCTTTATTAAAATATTTGTTATCGCCATTAATATATACACCTATATAAAAATATGTTTCTTCACTTGCTTTAGCATAAAAAGAAAATGTGTAAGTTTCGCCTTCTTCGATTGAATATTCACTATCGCCTAAAAAGATAATATCGCTAGAACTATTATAAATAACTGCTCTTTTACCTTCTTCTTCAACTATCCCACTAGAATAATCTAAGTCATTTCTTAAATATTTTTGCGTTGAATATCTTAGTAAGTTTCTTCCGCCAATCGTTAAGCCTGTTATCTTCTCATCAACTTTTGCCACAGTTGCACTTATTTCATCCTTTGTATTCACAAGTTTACTGTCTGTTTCGTTGCGTAATGTTGCCATAGCACTATTTAATTCTTGGTCATACGATGATTTAATCTGTTGTCGTAATTCAGTTAAACGTGCCTCATTTGGAACATCAGCAACCAGTTGTCCAGTTTCAGCGTTCCATGTGCCGTTAATTGATGACGCGACTTTTTCCATAGCCTCGTTATACTTCTCGTCAGTGTACTGTGATTGCAATAGCTTAATGCGTTCACTGATTGATAATTTAGCATTCTCTACTACATTATAAAGAGCTTGTAATTTCTCTCTATAAGAAAGGAATAGAGCTTGAGTATCTACTAGCTTACCTATAGTAGCAGTTTCATCAGTCATACTTTCAAGATTACTTTTGATGTTATTAAAAATAGAGACTGTCGCATCAAGTTTAGTATTCAATCCTTCTTTTAAATCAAAATCTACTAAATATTCACTATTAGTAAGTTCGTGCATTTCATTTAACAATTTACTATGTTGAATGGATAGGTTAACAAAGGTATTGTTTAACTCACTGTATAAGGCTTTTTCACGAGTGATTGCGCCAATATCTTCGGCTTTCTCTGCCGTCGCATTTATCCATTGCCCCTGCCAATATCGTCGTAATACTGCCACATCAGGATTACGTGTATCTAACCACAACATATCGTTCACGGGATTTTCAGGTGGTTCAGAACCTTTAAATATCTTACGTTCAAAATATTCAAGTTTTCCCTCAACCACATCTGCCACGATTGTATTCACGTTCGTAAATTTATCGTTTAACTTTTGTCGAATTGCATCAAGTTTTTTAGCAAATTCTGCACGTAGATCAGACTCTTTATATTCAACATAGTTTCCGAATGTATATTCACTCTTGTTATCTAGCGCATAATACGTTTCAGATATAACTTCACCCTCAACATATAATGCAGGGGTAAAGTCTCTGTCTTTCACACGCACGATATCGCCTAAACGGATGATTTCATGAGGATACGCTTTTTTAATATCTAAAGACGTCACTTCATAACTTACTGCAGCGCTTTTCACTTTATTAAGTTGAGTTGTACCCAATGTGCGTAAGCGTTGTTCAGTCATATTCTCATCTTCGGATTCAGGTTCGTAAATATCCCAAATATAACGTGTGGGTAGTCCGAATTGTTTTTGTGCTTCATCGTCTTGCACGATTAACTTAATACGTTCGCCATTTTCTTTTTCAGGACCCAAACAAACTAATGCAGTGCGTACTTCAGATACATCTACTGTACGCTTCAATCCTAGTAAATCTTTACCACGTACAATTTCTTTCCCTTTAAATAAAGGTTTCGGTTCTTTCAAACTTACGTATCGTGATTTGACTTTACGACTATCCAAATCAATGTGGAAGTCCATAACCATTTTGTATGTGGTCGTCAGTTGTTTAAGCACATCAAATCTTGATTGATAACTTGTCCATGACGTTGTACGTGTACCGTTATACTCAGTATCGTCACTTACTTTCCAACCTGTATCTTTCAACACATCGCTAAGGGCTTGCGTCGTTGTCATTTTTTCTAGTTTCTGTGGTGGGTATGGAACTCCTGTTGCAATATCTTCTAGATAAGATGCATTACATTCAATTAATGAATACTTACTTGTGCTATCTTGCTCTATACGATTAATAATAAATTCACGCGGTTCGCTTCTACTATCTAAGAAAACAACTCTGTTACGTTCCTTAAATTTAATCGCCCTACTTGCTAGCATCGTAATGTCTAGTATTTCAGTAAAATCTTTAATGTTGCGCTCATGCTTAACCTCAATGAGTGCTTTATCGTTTTTACTAATGAAATCTATAATATTACCTTCAAAATCCAATACATGTAGCATATTAATACCACCTATCTTGCCATTTTACTGTCGTATCAAACGTATTAGGCGGTTGAATGATCAATTCAGTATGGCCAGTTTCTACATTGAAATAGTCACTGCCAAATGTTTTCTCATGAGTAAATGGTTCGTCATTAACCATAACCACATTATTCGTCATATCTACCACAATATCATCACCACTTTTAATGATCATATCGTTTTCTCCAGGCGGTTTTTCTAATAACTCACGAATATAACTGCCTAATAAATACACTGGCATAAAGTTATTCATTCCATTTTTGGCAGAATAAATAGAAACTGCACTTATTGGTCGATTATAAAAGTCGCCTTTATCAGTAAATGTAACTTCATGTGTATCAAAAGCAATCTTACGCAATGGATAAGGTATTTCTCTATATTTCCATGTCTTTATCGTAAATTCCTTGCCGATACGGGTTAAGCGCATATATACAACAAATTCATCCATACCATAAATCGTAGGATTATTTTTATAATCGTAAATCTTTTTAGGCTCGCCACTCTGATTATATAAACAAATAATTATTCGTCCTATTGCTTGATTTGCATTAGGATTAGTATAACCAATCGAGGCAATCACGCGTCCATCAGTGTCATATAAATACTGCGCTGTTCGATTGGCGCCCTTACGTTTTTGATTCACTGCAATTTTAAATGTAGCACTGAAATTGTTGATTTGCTTACTAAAGCTACGTTTATACATTGCGCCTTGCCAACCCTCGCCATTAATACTTTCTATGTTTAAATAAACACTTTCTTTACTTGAGGATTGACTAAAAGTACCCCCAACAGTACCCCCAGTGTAGTTATCATTAATATTATTAGAAGATTGCTTATTCCAACCACTCAATGTACGTAACTCATCCCCTAGAATTAAAGGAGAGTAATCTTTAACTTTTTTATCCACATCATCATCACCAATCATAAAGTAATCTTCATCTTTTTTAGTGATCATAAAATAATTGGAATTTTTTAACGCCCTTGCTTCAACTAATATTGGTGTGTCTGCCGTACCTGCATTAACCACACTTACTGCATCACTAATTGCAGTATTCTTACTGCCTTTAGCCGAATACTTGTAAGGGTCTGTTATAACAACTTTTATATTGAAGATGTTAATGTTGTTTTCAGTTTTACTCAGTAATTCGATTGGTCCTTCAAAATATGCGTTCCAATACCACTCTTTGGATTTAAATTGAAGTTTAACTTGGTTGTCGTAGTTAAAGAATTTAACCAGCTCATTCAATATGTCATCATGTGACTTTATACCACTGTGTGATAAATAGTCATTATGGATGATCATTGGTAATTCAAATTCGTATTGTTTCAACTCTCGCCCTTGATAAACTGACCCACTTCTGCCGGGTACTTCTTCAGTTTTTACCTCATAATTAAAAGAGGGTATCTTAAACCCTCTTTCAATAAATAACCACGGAAGTGTCTTATCATTTACTATTATCGTGTCGTTCATTAAGCAAATACACCTCCTGTATTAAATCTTTGTTTACGTGAAATGTTGCGTTCACGTTTGTCTTGATGTCTATTATGCATACGTTCCATCGATGACTCGTCAACGATTAATTCTTTCGCAGCGATTTCCATTAATACTTTCATTTGTGCTTGTTGTTGGTTAATTTGCGCTTGTTGGTTTTCAATCATTTTAAGCAATAGTGCTGTATTATCTGAACCTCCATTAACTCTAGGTAATTGTCCAGGACGTTTATTACCTGATTGCTTACCACGATTGATGTCTTGCGCTGCAAGGGCTAACAATTTCATAGCATCACTGCGTCGTGATGGATCAGTCGGAATTACCCATTCAGGATAACCGCCCTCTGCAATATTGTACAATCCAGAGTTCTTAATTAATCCACCTGTAGCATAGCCGTGACCATGACCGATGACTGATAGCATATTACTGCCATATCTATATTTAGCCCAATGGATACCCGCTAGTAAGTTATCTAACGGATTAAACACATTACCATGACCTGGAAACTTCATTGCTTGGAATGTGCGACCTGCAACTTGGACTAAACCTTTAGCCTCGTTGCCACCTGTATTAACGTCAACATATCCGCCTTGTACAGCACGTGGATTACCACCAGACTCACTATCGATTTGACGTGCCCATGCGTTAACATATGCCGCCGATGTAGGTAGTCCGTTCATTCTCAAGGCTTGTCTGATTTGTGGTGCCCATTTAATACCGGCTTTCGGTGCGCCACCAGAACCTCCACCGCCATGTCCTTTAAGCCATTTCATAGGGTCAATCGCATGACTGTTATTTACATAATTATCGATACCTTTGTTTACTTGGAAGTGTAAGTGAGGACCAGTCGTAAAGTTACCTGAATTACCAGACTTCGCTATCAAGTCACCCGAATTTACACGACCTGTTTTCAAGATTTTACTTAAATGCATGAAAAACAATGTAAATTGTCCAGTGATTAATCGTGCAATTAAACCACCACCATAGTCATGGATTGGTGATACGGTACCGCTATTTGTGGCGTAAACATTAGCCCCGTAAGGATATGCAAAGTCGACACCATAGTGACGTCCACCATTAAACATTAATCCACCACGATAACGTCCAAATGGTTGAATCATAGGGTAACGTGTTAGTTTAGAGGCGTCACCACCGCCAGCGTCCTCAAGCCAACCTTTAAATAGCTCTTTGATACCATTTTTGAGTTTTTTAAACATGGCACGAACCATTCCACCTAACATGTCTCCTTTGATGTTATCGAAATTAACACCAAACTTAGATAGAACTTTAGTTACTAAAGAACCTGGATTAGATGCAAATTCAAAAATATCCTTACCAAACGCCATAGTATCACTTACAGCCTCTGCTATACCATCACCAGTAGCATTCATGGCTTTTTCAGTGTCTTTTGAACGTTTAGAAACATAACCATACACACCTGCCATTGCACCTAACGCTTTATCTTTAACAGATGAACCTTTAGAAAATCTAGGTATCGTACCCACATTGAACTGTGGACGATTAAGCATCGCATGTGTTTGTGCGCCATTTAGTATTTTTGTACCCTTACTTAACGGCATTACCGTATCACGTGCTGGCGTAATAAACGGCTTACCTTTTGGAGGGATAATCGTTTCATGACGGAATCCTCCAGGACCGTTACCGCGCCCTTTATCGCCTACAGTAGCGAAAGTATCTTGATTTAATTTACCGTTTGTTACGTAATTAGTAGTGTGTGTGGTACCGGTACTAAATTTAAGTTTAGGGAATTTATCCATTCCAATTTTTCCAGCAACCCAGTTAACACCTTCAATCAATTTGTTTAAACCTCGTTTAACCGCATTGATCATACCAGTAATGTGGCCTTTAATTTTTCCAATAATAGAACCAAGACCACGCCACATGTTCGTGAAAATTCGTTTAACTGTGTTCCATAAACTCGAGACAGTGTTAATTACTCTGCTTTTAATAGTGTTCCAAGTTCCAACAATACTATTTTTCAAATTTGAAAAAATGCGTCGTGATGTTGATGAAAATACATTCCAGATACGATGAACATTATTCCATAAAGAGCGAACTGTTGAAATGACGCGGTTTTTGATGTTGTTCCAGAGATTTGATAAAAAGCTTCGCAAATTACTGAAAATTTTACGCGTGACCGCTGACAACGTATTCCAAATACCTTTTACAGTATTCCATAAACTACGTGCAATTCTTACAGTTGTATTTTTGATTGAATTCCACACAGACGAGAAAAACGCGCGCAAATTATTGAAAATTTTACGACTTACGGCAGAAAAAGTGTTCCAAATCCCTTTAACTGTATTCCACATTGCGCGGATAACGCGTATTGTCGTATTCTTAATCGCATTCCAAACTGTTGTGAAGAATGTTCGTAATAAACTGAATAATCGACGTGTTACGGCGGAAAAATTATTAAATATAGATTTTATCACTGCAACCATCGAACGAACGATCGCAAGTGTTCTGTTTTTAATTGCCGTCCAAACACTGACGATGAAATTTCGAATAGCATTAAATACAAATCGGATAAATGCCCAAGACGAATTAAACGCAGATTTAATTCCGTTCCAAATCGCTCGTGCCGAATTTACAACCGCATTTTTAATTGAATTCCAAACAATTATAGTAAAAGATTTTATGATATTCCATGTCTGAATAACAGTTGATTTAATCCCGTTAATTATTGCCCCTAAAATAGCTTTCATAGCTAGCATAGGATTCGTTATTGCAAATTTAATAGCAGCCCACGCAACTTGGGTTGCATTTTTTATCGCATTCCAAATATTTATAATATACGGTTTTAAGAATCCAAAAACTGCAATGGCAGTAACTTTTATTGTATTCCATGTTTGATTGACAGCGTTTCTAAATGTTTCATTGTTTTTATACAGATAAATTAATGCAGCACTTACTGCCGCAATAGCCGCAACTGCAATACCGATTGGACCAGTAATAAATGTAAAAGCTACTCCTAAACTTCTCATTGCTAAACCTGCAATGCTAGCTATTTTACTAATCCCTCCGATTGCAGCACTAAACAAGGCGAGTTGAGGAATGATTGCCATTAATGCGCCCCCAACCATTGTCAAGACGCCCAAAAATCCACCAAGTATAGGACTAGTATTTGCAACTTTCGCAATAAAACCTGTAATTGCAGTAGTTATTCTTAAAACTACAGCGCCAATAGGGGCCATTCCTCTTACTATACCGACTATAATGCTACCTATGTTCTTAAGCAATTGCCACACGATTGGACCATTCGTTTCAAGATACTGAAGGAAATTTTTAAAACCTTCCGTATTCTTTAAGTTTGCTGCCCAATCTTTAAAGGACTGTGTTACAGCTTCCATACCGACAAGCACATTGTGGGAATGACCACTAAAGGCTGTAAACAAACTGATAATACCACTAAATACATTGCCGAATATTCTGCCGACAATTGGAAGATTGACTTTCGTGTATTCAATGAATTTAGCGATACCATTATCTGTACTCGCACTATTTGCCCACGCATTGAACTTTCTAGCTAGGTTCTCAATACCTTGACCTACCCATGTAAAGAGTGGCCCGAATTGTGTGAACATATGTGTTAATCCATCAGTTACACGCATACCTGCATTTAATAAATTTTGGAATATAGGTGGACCTATATTATTGATGAGTTTGAATGCATTATTGGCATTTTCAGACGATTTAACCCAATTACGCATTTCGCCAGAAGCACGGGCAATCATATTCGTTGTAGTTGTGATTGCTGGAGTTAAACGTGTCAATGCTAATCGGGCAATATTAATACCATTTGTCATCGTATTAAATATTGCGGCTTGATTAGCTTGTACAAGTCCTTTCCATTGATTCTGTAAACCACTTAAAGCGCTTTGATAATTACGGACCTGGCTCGTTATACGTAATTGACCATCTTCAAGCATTTTTAAAGCAGTAGTCGCTTGACCAGTGAATGCCATTATACTACCTAGTGCTACGCCATATGCACCGCCTAAACCGATTGCACCGCCTGCAGCCGCAGTTGCAGCGCCACCAATTCCAGCAATAGCGCTTACTGCGCCGCCCGCTACTGGAATGATTGCTGATATATTTGAAATCAATGTTCCAAACGTTATCCCTCGAATAACATAACCAACATTACGAAAGCTATTTCCTATACGGTTGACTTTGGCGTTAATATCTTCGTAACGTTGACTCATAGCAGAAATAGCTGGACCTAAGCCAAAAAATTTATTTTGCTCGCGATGAAACGCTTCTAATTCATCAGTTGTTTCATCGATTTGACTTTCTAATTTATTATAAGCGAGAATTTGTTGGTAAACTTCAGTCTCTGCTTTGTCTAATTTTGCAGGTAACTGACCAACTTCTCGATTTAATGCAGCATATGAACGTTCTGCATTACTTGCTTCTTTCTTAGCAACATTCATCGCTGTTTTTGCGCTTGTCATCGCTTGTTTATTTGCGTCGCTAAATTTCTGTAGTTCTTCTTTAGCTTGAGACGTAGCGATTTTTGATTCGTTTAAATCTCGTTTAGCGTTATCAACTGCGTTAGCTAACTGATTATAATTTGTTTTAGCTTGCGTAAGACGTGTGTTTAAAGATTTCAGTTCAGCATCTGTTGCCTTACCTGATTTATTCAACTGATCATATTCATTCTGTAAACCGTCCACAGATGATTTAGCGTTTTTCATTTCTGCATTCAATCGTGACACTGTATTCTGCATTTGTTTCTGTACGTTTTGCGCATTCTTGACGTTTGTAGAATACTGTTTCATTTCATTTTCAAGCTTGTTATACGTATCAGATAAATCTTCGTACTTACGATTGGCTTTACCTACTGCAATTTCTGCTTGTTGTAACTTTTTAATTGACTGACTTTGAGCATTTTTTAAAGTTTCAAGTTTACGTTTAGACTCGTCCACAATACGCCCTTGTTGGTTCAACTTTTTATTTAAACCTTCAATTTTAGCTCCGTATTTATCAACAGAATCTTCTGCTTTGTCGAATGTGGATAAATTAGCTTTCATTTGCGCATCAGCTGTTTTAAGTTTACGTTGCAAATTAGCCATACCTCTGTCGATGTCCGATGTGTCAAGCCCGAGGTCGATTGTAAAGCCTTTTATATCTCCTGCCATACATTCACTCTCCTTTCTTTTTAAATTTAGATACAAAAAAAGAGCCATTAACCAGTGGCTCTAGGGTCCTTGCCTGTAATTGCACCGATTAATGACTCGTTTTTGTCAACTTTCTTCACTTTGGAATCTTTTTTATTTTTAGCGTTTAAAATTCTTAGCAGTTCAAAGATTTCCGTGTCATCAATCTCGTTCATCTTCCAACCATTTTCAAGTAATTCTTGATAAATGGAATCAATACTTTTCGAAAGACTTTCAAAAGTGAGTTGTTCTGTTTTCAAACTCGAGTCATCTATTTCTTTCCCATATCCTCACTTGAACCGCTAACTTCGCCAATGATTGTTTCAAAGTATTTATCGCCATCAATTCCGTCTTGTAACTCTTCCACAGTGAATTGATTATTGTATAAATCTTCAACAATCATTTTTTCAATCTGATCTAAAGTTTCATCAAACTTTTCTACTTCTTCAATTGTCATTTCAGCAGTTTTACTAGCGTATACGCTCATTGTCATCGCTAAGCGTGTACCTTTACGAGCTTGGCGTCCTGTGAAACTCCCTTTTTTGTAGAATTTTTTGTTTTCATCATTGATTTCTAATACTAATGCTTTTGCCATATTTAATAATCTCCTTTTTCAACGGGTTTTCTATTCGACCGTTTATTTTTTATATAAAAAAAGGCTAGGATATAATTCCTAGCCCCTAATTCATTATCCAGTTACTGTTACTGTTGCTGTACCAGTTACACCGCTACCGTCTTTAGCTGTTGCTGTGATTGTAGCTGTACCTGCTGAAACGCCTGTAACCACACCTGTATCCGCATTAACTGTTGCGTATTGTGTATCTTGTGTGCTATAAGTTACACCTTTATTAGTTGCTTCAGTTGGTTGTACTGTAGCGTTTAATTGTACTGTACTATCGACTGCTACTTCTGCAGAAGATGGCTCGATAGTAATATTATTAACTTTTACATCTTCTGCTTCATTAAAAGAACCTGTTTGTACTGTGTCGAAACCTTTACCAAACATTGATTGGAATACGGCGTCACGGCCTTCAGTAGAACCTTTAGGATCATAACTCATCATAACCGCTAATTCTTCATCAAAACCTTCTACTTTACGTTCCATGAATTGACCTTCGATTTCGTCTGAACCGAATTCTACGCCATCCTCTTTTGTCTTACCTTCTTTGTTTGGACGAGTGAAAACACCTTTTGAAAGACCAAACCATTCCATTGAACCGTCTTCCATAGTACGTGGAATTGCTACAGCTGCATAAGTGATTCCTGTTGATTTACCGAAACCATAAGTGTTTTGAGCTGTAGCATGTTCGATTAATCCTAATAAGTCTTTTTGAACATCGATTGGTAATTTGTGGAAAGTAAGTGATAATTGTGTTTCTCCTGCAGATTTTGCAATCTCTGCTACTTTGTTTGAACCATACGCTTTCTCTAATTCTTCTCCAAATTCAATTGTCATTTCTTGTACATAATCAACCTCTTTGACTGCCGAAGTTGTTACTGTACCGTTTTGTTCTTCAGTTAAAACTGCATAATATAATTTACCTAAACCTGTTGCAGCATTATATCTACCCATTTATAATTCCTCCTTATTTTTACGCATAAAAAATAGCCCTCCATTGTTTATGAAAGGCTAGTGTTATTGAATTAAATCTTTATCTATATGCCTAAGTTCATCAATTGTGTATGGATTCCCGTGATAACGTCGGGCGTCCAAATATAATCGTATTTCGGCGTCGTATTGATCTATTCCATCTTGTTGGTAAAAACCAATACTCCACATTGTTTGACGTATAGCTTCTTGTACCTCTTTAACTATATCGTAGTTAGGTCCTCTAACATCAATCTGATAAATGTATTCGGTCGTGAGTTTTGTATCACTTGCAAATGTACTAGGTTGTGGTGCAATGATAGGGTCAATCAATATATACGTATTAGACTTATCTGCCGTTTCATCATAGTGGAATGCACGGATTCGACCATTACAATGTTGAGCAATTGTTGCGTTTTTAGCTAAATAACTTCGTAAGGTTTTCAACATATCAAACATTATAGGTCACCTCGCAATGATTCTTTTATAATTTCACGATACGGCTTTTCCGTCATAAACATCGTACGCATGATTACCCCTTTACCACGTGGATTTGCATTACGTACAGAACCATACTCGTTAATATGAATTATGGATTGACGACTCATCTCGCCTTCCCAATGTAACTTAACAGTACGTACACGTCCATACAGTGTATAAGGTTCAGTCAGTGTCATTTCTTCAATAGAGGCGCCTGTATCTCTAAACACTTGGAAATTCTGTTGCATAACACTTTTGAAGTACTTCGAACCTTTACGTAATGCTTTATCCTGTGCCATTAACATTTTAGCCTCGCCATATTCTTCACGAATCTGACGAAGCATATTGTTAGTACCTTGTATATCTACACTCATGATTTGCGTTTTCCTATTACTTTGATGTTGTAATGGTTATTGGTATCATCCTCCACACTGATGATGTTGTATTGTTTTCCTTCATATTGTGGTAATGCAATTTCGAAATACATTTCTGTTGTAATCGGTGCATCATTTAAAGGATTCCAAGTCACCATTGTGATACTCGCCTCGTTATCACGTTCCAAATCTTTCATTGAAGGGGGATATACATCGGCAAAACAACGATAATATTCAACCGTTGTTTCGCCAGGCATGAAGTCATCAGTCGTATGTGCAGTGTAAAAAATAACAGGTGTACGCATATCGCCACCTGTTACAAACTGTCTACGTGATTGTGCCATCGTCGTATACCTCCATATTCATAATTTGGAACTGAACAATACTAGAGAGAAAATTGTCATTAAATTCTTCTAGCTTGTCATTGAATACATATCTTGTACGTTCGAGGACTAACTCACGCCCTAAAGACGGTACCGAAATGTCGAATTCTCCACATTTAGATTTTATATCTTCATAGGACAATTCAAGATCTCGTTTAATACGTTCATCTTCAATGTTATAAAAAATACGATTACGTACTTTGAAGTCCTGAATCAAATCAGAAGTAATCATTTATATCACTTCTTTTCTAATCGTTCTAGAAAAGGGCCATTAAAACCATTTTCTTTTAAAGTGTTTTCAACTTCATTTGCTCGTTTGATAGACATTTCAACTTCATCGCCTACTGTCAACAAACGGTTTAACTTTTTGTCATTATAATCTTTTTTTACTTTATATAATGCCATTTATAATTCCTCCTTATACAGAAGGTACACTATCGCCAGATGTTGGTGCGCCTACTGAAGATAAGTCTAAGTTATATACGGCAGATGCTTTTTCATCTTCTGTTTCGCCATAAGCGAATTGTTTAGCAGTATATAAATCACAATCTTCTAAAGCTAATGTTTGGTCAAATTGACGAATGATAACATCAGAACCAACGCCCATGAAGTAACGTGATTTATCGAATGCGACTGCTTTGCCTTGTGGAACAAATTCAGAAACTTCGAACGTTACATTAAATGGTACTGGACTAGCAAATTGACCAGCAGAAGTTAATTGCATGAACGCAACTTGAGTGTAAATATAGTCGGCAGGGTTTAATGCAATCACGACTTTATTTAATACATTAACGTTTTTAGTCTCTTTAACAGTCCCGTCAGTTGCATAGATTTCTTTTAATGATAATCCCGCAATTACGCCGCCTAATTCTTTGATTGATGTTTCAGGGTCTTTAAAAGTTAATGTACCTGCTGCTGTTTTATCTGTAACGGCACCAGTTTCACGATTAATTGATTTCATTAACCCAGCTGGTTGTTGTTGTGATTTACCAGCACCCACTAATGCAGCTTTTTCAATTGCTACGGCAAATGCTTCTTTAATTTGTGCACGTACGAAACGGTCAATCCATTGTACTCCAGCGTCTTTTAAGTCTTTAGGCACAACAACGAATGCAGTTGCTTTACCAAGTGTTAAATCTTGTTCGCTGAAGGTTGCGTCTAATTGACCACGGATTTCAGAGAACACTTTACCCCATACGACTTGTCCTTCAGGATGTGCTTTAATAACACGTGCACGTAAGCCAGTACGTTGAATGTTAATGTGTTTAAGTAGTGGATGGTCTTCTTCGATGTTTTCGAAAATGCGATCAATAACTGTTTCAGGTAATAATGATTCCTCTTTATAACCTACATCAGTATTTACATGGTCTTCTGAAACTAATGCGTTATAGAATTTCTTTTCTTCTGAAGTAAGCATATTCACATCACGTTTTGCTAATGCTTTTTCATCAGAACTTTCACGACGCATTTCTGCACGTAATTCGTTTGTTAAATCGTTAGTGTATGCATCCATGTAGTTTGAGAATGCATTCTCTACATCTTTGTTTGATGCCTCTGGTCCTAATTCGGCAAAGGCTTTTAATTTTTCTTGTGAATCTTGAAAGTTTGTTTTATCAAGTACATCTGTAATTGCCATAATATCTCTCCTTTTGATTACATATTAAAAAGCCTAGCGAAACTGTTACTCGGTGCTTGTGGTTGCTCCGTTTCAGATTCACTAGACTTTTCATTTTTATTTTTTACTTCTTCTCTGATGGCTTTTACATCAGATTTAATTTCTTCTAATAATGCCATAACATCATCAACTGTCACTTCTTGCTTAGTTTCTTTAGGTGTTTCAACCGTGGATTCTTCATTTTTAAATTTTTGTGGCACGTTATCATACCTTTCTATTTGATTTTTAGTGATGTTTGCAGCTGCTTTGTTAGGTTCTGCAATCTCATCCACAAGTCCGAAGTCTTTCGCTTCTTGTGCAGTCAACCATGTTTCCTCGTCCATTAATGAGCGTAATTCATCTTCATCAATATCGGGATTCTTATCTAAATAAGAGTTGATAACCACACTGTTGATTTTTTCTAAGTCTTCGGCTTGTTTACGTAAATCACTTGCATTACCTACTGCAAACGTCCATGCATTGTGTATCATAAGCATAGCATTACGCGGGATGATAACTTTATCGCCTGCCATTGCAATCACTGATGCAATTGACGCAGCTAAACCATCAATCTTGACTGTAACGTGAGCTTTATGACTTTTAAGCATATTGTGGATGGCTACACCCGAGAATACATCTCCACCACCACTATTGATGTTTACTGTAATCTGCTTAACATCTTTCAATTCTTTTAGCGCGTCTTTAAATGAAGGTGCGCTTGTTTCTGTATCACTCATACGCCAAGATTCATCAATGATTTCACCGTAAATATCGATTTCGCCAACACTGTCATTAATTTTAGCGATATTAAAGTACTGTTTGTTCATTAGTATCACCTCCCTCTGATGCCATGTCATCCACAGTTTGATAATTCTTCGTGATAAGGAATTTCTGCATTTCTTCTTCTCCTGTAGCATCAAATCCCATAAGTTCTCGAATTTCATCACGGTTAAACGCACCACTAGCGACAAGTTTATCAACTGCTTCAGCTTTTTCAATTGGATCATACGCATCAATTGAAATTGCTTTGATACGTTTACCTTCTTTGTAACCACGTTCACTAAATAACTTCGCATTCAATTCATCAGTGATTTTTTCAATAATCGGATTAATACAGAATTTCATGTAGTTATCCGTCATCGCTTCAATATCCGCCGTATCTCCGTTAATCAATCCCACTGGAATGCCTAAATTACGTGCAACATAGCTAAGTAGCTGGTCAGGTATCTTTGCCATTTCTTCGATTTGTGACTTACCTGATGTATTGTCTCGAGTATGTTCGGTGTATTGGTAACCTTTTTGTACAGGGACGATAGCCACATCGTTTGTACTGAATGCATCATACGCTTTATTTATGAAGTTTTGAATGTTCTCTTGCGTTTGTTGATTGATTTGCATATTCGCATCCATTTCAAGCGTTGCTCGTATCTGATTATTCATTAAGTTAGAACGAATCAAACGACCGAAGATGTCGCCGTAATCACTAAACAAACCATAGAGTAAATTCTCTATAGCTTCATTGTTGTATTCTAGATAAATGACTTCTCCCATTAGGAAGTTACGTTCGAATTTAAATTCATTTACAACCACATCAGAGAATACGTCGTCATACAATGCGTAATGTTCTCTTGTAAAATCATCAGCAATAATTAAATCTTTGGTATCCGTCACAACGATTAATACTTCATTGTCGAAAATTAATTTACGAACAACTTTTTGCCAAAACGTTGCAGCCGATTCATCAGTATTCGGTCTAACATTCAATTTGTAATGCGTAGTTGAATCGATTTCCTTCGTCCCACTATTACTGATTTCGAATTTCGTTTGACTAATCGTTCGTGCAATGTGATTAATACACGTATCTAATGCCCATTTTTTAATATAGGCTTTATGTGATGTTTCACGTATTAGATCTAAATCGTAACTGAATTCAATGGCTTCGTTGCGTCCTAAAATCCTATCAAATATACTCAATTTCCCACCTCCTCCCTAGTTAGAAGTTAATCGCATCCATAATAAATGGCTGGTCGTACTCTAATATTTCATCTGCTCGGTACAATGCATGTAACATCGCATGAAATCCGTCTGTTTTACGTCTTATTTCGTCTTTTTTAATGTATTTTTTACTTCCATCAGGTTGCATCTTAACCGCTACGTTGTTTGTAAACCACCGCATGAGCGGATTATCGCCAAATACGATTTGCTTTTTAGCAAACATCGTATCAATACGAGGTGCAAGTAAACCGTGTATAGCCGTTGGATTCTTAATGACCTCTAAAGGTATGCCAGCGTCTTCAAATGGCCGTCTGACAATATCAGTACGGAAGTTATCCGATACAACCTTAGTAAGATTGTAGTATTGTTGTTGCGTCTTAAACCAATTGACGATGTACTGAATGTCAATCACATCATCATCCACAATAGAGAGTAAACCTCTGTCTGCCCATTCTTCAATTGGTGGTTCGAGATGCACAGTTTCTAAGAATCCTCGACGAATAAATGAATGTGTCTTCCAATAATATTCATCGCCATCACGGAATAACAAGCCAACACTTGCGAAGTCACGTACTAATGCGTAATCAAGTCCGCCGATACACGCTTTATCTTGTAATTCAGGGAATTCACGATTTGTTGCAAGAATTTCTTCCCATGGCGCAACAACTTTTTCTTCATCAACTTCAGGTAAATTCATTCGTTTTGTCATGAATTCAGGGCGGTTTGAGCGGTTGATATGAAGGACGTTGTATTCCTCTTTAATCTTACGTTTTAAATTCCGTGCATATCCCGAGAGTGGAGGATGTAACATTGGATTTGATTTTTCCCACATTTGTTCGTCATCAACTTCTTTAGGGTCATCTAATTTACAATAGAATGGAAATATACGGTCATTCGGATTATTACGTTTTAACACTTCGGTAATTCGTTCTTTCATCTGATCCATAAATCCTTCACGAACAAATCCGTCTGTGGAAATATAAAACGTTCTATCATGAATAACCTTACCTAAACCACCACGTTTGACGTTAACCATATCTGCCGTTTCGTAAATAGCGATTTCATCAAAAATAACACACCCCTCACGGCCACCATCTTTGGTTTTCGTATTGGATGTGTTATATCGAATAATCGAACCCGTAGAACGATTTTTTATTTCAGTTTTACTTACTTCGTACGGCGCTTTTGGACGCTCTCCCGTTTTGTTACGTTTATGTTCAAGTAACACGTCATAGACTTCGTTAAATGACGTTTTCGCTTGTTCTTCACTATTTGCAACAATAGAAATATCGTATTTTTTAATACCATGAATAGGTGTGGTTAAAAAGTCACTAATTGCACTGATAAAGCCGTTTTTTCCTGCACCACGTCCCATGAATAGAGCGAATTCTGTAAAGTAAGGCGATTCTTCTTCATCATCCATCAAGAATAAAAACGCAATGATAAAACGTTGAAATGGTTGTGTCGGGAAGTACCACTTCTCAATAAATTTGATGCACTTCTCAATCTTGTCATCTTCAAAGTGGATGTTATCTTTCGTTAGTACATCATTTTCTAAATAGTTTATTAAGTCGATACGTTCCTGATTAAATATAATCTTACCTTCACGCCATTGTTGAATATACTCATCCACATACTTGTTATGAATCATACGTAATCATCAACAGGTTCATCTGTTTCTACTGGTTTCTTGTCTTTCGGCAATAAGTCAGTGAGTTGTTTTATCACACGTTGATACGATTGATCACGTGTGTTATACAAACGTGCAACTGGACGTTCACGTTCGTACGATGGAAGATTCTGTGATTGTTGGAATAAGTTATATTCGCCATTTTCTTGAATATCCTTCCACATGTAATCGAGCATAACTCGTAATCGTGCAGCTTGAATAATCAAGCCTTCAACAACTTTTAGTTTTTCTGAAGGAATATCTTCGTAAATAGCCTCTAAACGCTTACGTTCTTTGATTACATTCTTATCGTTGTCACTTACTTTCATATTATCACTCCTTTCTGAATGTAGGGGTAGGGGGTATACGGTTATATGCGAGTTTTCGTAAATTCTTGCAGAGTCGAGCCCATCGCCGTTTCCCTGGAAAATTAATAAGTTCCATTTGGTTTAATGCGGGGGGTTAGTTGATAAAAGTTTTAGTCCCTTTCTCCCAATTACATTTTCTATGTGCTAACTTCACATTATCCCAAGTATGAGTGCCACCTTTAGAAATAGGTTTAATGTGTTCTATGCTAGGATAAAGCGAATCATTTGTATCTGCATTAACTTTCATTGGTTGTTTACATAAATAACAATATCTACCATCTCTTTTCAATAATTTCTTTATAGATATATCCCAATCAACACGACCGTTAGAGATGATTTTAGCACGCCTAATGATTTCTTTTTGACGATGACCATATTTATAACAACAATTACTACTACAAAATACTTGATTATCTCTAGTTGTACTAAAGTATTTACCACATTCTTTACATTTCTTTTGAGTCAAAGGATTTCTTTTAGATTTTGTTCTACATTCAGATGAACAATAATAAGTTTTTAAATTAATATTAGTTAGATAATAACTACCACATTCTTTGCACGTATGAATGTATATATCATTGTGCCATCCTACTAACGATGTATGTTTACCAATATGTTTAGTTTGTTTATTCTTATATCTACATTCTTTACATATCAGATTATTAAGACCTTTTTCTTTTGGAACGATATATTCATTAGAACATTGTGTACATGTAACAGTTCGTGTTAATCCTTGTACTTTATAACCTGTTTTGTTAGCTTTCACTCTACATCTATCAGAACAATATTTGTTGTTATACCTTATTGATTCATATTCTTTATGGCAATGACTACACGTATTTCTAAATACCTTACGATGTATTTGAATACCTTCTTGCTTACACCACTTACTTAAACGTTTATGTCCTACACCTAGTTGCTTAGCTATTTCATGAATACCAATCTTTTTCTTATTAAGCTCTATTATTTGTGGTTTGTATTCTTCATAACCTCTGACCACTTCTACCATTTTTCATCATCCCAATATTTAGATTTCTTCTGCCATCTACCAAAACGGTTATGCCTTTTATCATGACATTCATGGCATAAAACACGTAGATTGTCTGGATCTAATCTTAATTCAGGATATTCTTCTACGGTTTTGATATGGTCTATTTCCAGATTAGTCGTTGTAACTTTCCCTTGTACTTTACAAAACTCACATTCATAGTTAGCTCTTTTTAAAATTTGTTCTCGTAAATCACGCCATGGTCTCGACCTATAAAACTTGTATCTTACTTTCTTATTTTTATAATCATCCATAAGAGTTAAGCTCCTTAGTCTAGATACATATTGGATCACTATCCTTCCTGCTTATAACAAGCAAACAAAAGAGCACCCGAGATAACTCGAGTGCCAGTGACTTAAAGTATATATAGTATTGACAAGTTCATTATAATAAATAAAGTTCGATACACATAATACTGTGTAAAGTGTGTAATCTGTGTAAAGTGTGTAATTTATACCCTTAACTATTGTTGATTCATATACACACTCACAATGTCATTTAACCTATTGTATATATTCTTTCTACTCATCATCATCAATACTTCTATTCGAGAGAAACTCTCACCTTGTTTGAGTAGCTGCAATATATGATAATTCTTATCGTTAGTTATAAGATGTTCATGCTCATCAATGAATGATACTTTGTCTATTAAGTCTTGTGTCTTACGTCTATCCTTATCATTACGTATCACACGTACCAATACTTTATCTCCAGTACCACCCTGTGCTTTAGGCATTGCAGACTCAATGCCATACTGGCCAATAGATGTACTATCGTATTCGTATACTTGATGGTCAATAAGTCGACGCATCCAGTGATAATCCATAATCAATTGTTTAACTTCAGATGGTGTGTACATTTAATGCCTCCTACTCTCTCACTTGTTCAACATAAGTATTTATACTTACAACTTTAAAGTCATACTTTTCAGCAACTTCTTTAGCCGCTTCCAAAGTATCAAATCGTTCTGCCTCGTACGCATCATCTGTAGTTTGTACTATTTTACGTATTTTATAATTTGTTTCATAGACCACTACTTCACTCTCATAATATCTGTTATTACTTGTTTTAACTACATATTGTCTTTTTATTAAATTAGCCATCCGCTACCTCCTACTTCATCAACTTCTTAACGTATTCTTCTCCACTCTCTTCAAACACGTGACCAGCAAGAATAGACACCGTGTAATTAAGTATTTCGTTTCGCTTCTTTAATATTGTATTGTGTACTAGTAACACGATTGATAACAGTGATAGCAGTATAATAAGTAGTATCATCACTTATCCTCCAATGCATCATTCATTAATTTCTTAGCACCCTCGTAAATCAAGATTGTTACCAACGTGTGTAATATATATTTCATTTGATCACTCCTTATTAAGTATTTCTTTAATTCGTTGCAGTATGTCTTTATTACAAGTCGTCTGATTTAATGAATGTTCCATTCCTTGTTTCGCCTGTTCTGTCTTTGATTTCGTCATACGCATATTGTAAACACTCCTCTAATGTCCACCCGTGTTGTTGTGCCAAAATTATTAATGTAACCACTGTGTCGCCGATGCCGTCTTTAAGCAATTCTTTATTGCCACGTGAGAGTGCTGACGCAATTTCACCTGATTCCTCCCATACTTTAAGCGCCTGACGGTTAGGGTCTGCTTTGTGTAAATCCTTGTCTATACTCCACTGTTCTACTTGTTTGATTAATTTATCCATTTACTCGTCCTCCTTATTAATAAATTCAAAATTTTCATTTAATAAACCTCTTTTTATTTGTTATTAGTATTATTGTTAGATAATATTTGAACCAAGGAGGTGAAACATTATGTCAAATTCATCCGACAAACTGCTAGCTTCTCTATGCTACTTTAGTGTGTTCTTTGCTCCTGTTCTTTTCCCTATAGTCGTATGGATTTTAACGAAATACCCAGTAACCACACATGCAAAAAAATCGATTATTTATCACATTCTTCCTTGGATTTCAATGACATTGGCTGCTATCTTTTTTGGTTTAAGCCAAAGTACATCTAACATACCTTTGTACTTTACTTTAGGAATAATACTTTTAGTTATGGCATTCTTAACATATGTCTATAATTTGTATTGCGGTGTAAAAGTTTTAATTACGAAAGAATTGTAGTCCCGATTTACGGGGCTATTTTTCTTATTAAATATCAAATATACTAATCTGACTGCCTAACTCCTCTGCGTACATTAGGTTATGTCTAGTTTTAAAATCATTAAATTCCTTAGTGGGATAATAACCATCAATGTGGCTATACTGTCCTTTCGGCAATCCAATCATGACGTAACCCCCGAAAGTTTCTCTGACAATTAAAACTTTTTCTTCTGCACTGTTATATAAACGGAATGTGTTCATCACACCACCCCCAATTCTTTTTGTAATTCAGCAATACTCACTTTTACAGCCACCATTCGTTTGCTATAACCGTTTCTTTCATAAGCATCTGCCTCTCGTTTTTTAGTAGCAACATTAGCCATTAAGTCGAGATTATCTTTAGTTATACACAACTTCTCCACAACTTCATCTTTAGTACCACTACAAATCACTTCATCGCCTTTGTAAACTACATATTCATACATTGGTACACCCATCACTTATCACGCTCCAACCAATCACGATAACGTGTCGCATAATCGATAATCTTGTTCAGTTCTTTAACTTCATCATCTTTATAACCTAAGCGGTCAATGTATTTACTTATCTGTGATTTAAACGCCCCTCTTAATTCATCAGGACTGTATCTTTCGCACCAATAATCAATAAGGTCTGATTTCCCTGTGCCATAATGACTTGGACGTTTATTTTCGAATAATTCAAAGTCATCTTCATCAGTAATCGTTTCAATCCCATGCGCACAATGTAACTTTGCCCATCGTTTATCATTCGGCATTTCTCTCACATAGCCTTGAATTGGATAGGCATTGATACCATCTTCTTTGTGGTTGTAATCCACATATGCGATGACTTTATCTCCTAGTTTTAAGTCTTTAATTCTCATAACTTCACACCCTTTTTCTCAAGTAATTCTTCAGGCGTAAAGCCGTTACGCAATCTGCTATCTACAACCTCGTAACGCATATTTAGTAACTTAGCTAACTGTCTTACTGATACCACATAACCATTAATAATGAATTCACGCGAATGATCACCAGGAATTTTAGGCAACTTCTTTTCTTTCGGTTTAGCAGCATAACGTTTGATTGGTTTCTGTTTTACTGATACACCTGCAAATCTGCATAAATCATAATACGCAGGACTTGCTGGGACTGACTGCCGTACCGTATCAAGCCACGGCTTTTCTTTCTTCTTAGCTTTGTATCTCTGATACGCCATTTCCATTTGATACTTGTCGAATTTATCCTCAGACGATTGCGTCGGTTTATCTCCGTTACGATGTAATGCTAATACTGTATGCATGTTAATCCCCCTCTATAATTTTTAGTGCGTCTTCTACACTTCTTGCTACTCCGTATAAAATCGGTTGTGTTTTCGCAAAATTTTGAAATTTTATCTGATCATCACGTAATCTTCCACGCTCTGTTTTTACTTCAATTGCAATAAACTTCCCATCTGATTTACGAAATCCGACTGTATCTGGAAAACCTTTAGGAAATAAATTAATTACTCGATTATCTTTTGTGATAACTTTGCCTGCATTTGCCCTCCATAATCGATGTCCACTTTTGTTAGCAGCAAGAATAATGTTATTTTGAATTTGTTGTTCAGTTTTCATAAAAACCTCCATTCAAACAAATCGTGAACCCCAATAGTGAACCCTAAAATCGCCTTAAACCCTTACTGGCTCTAAGTTTCAAACAAATCGTGAACCCCAAGGTAAAATAAAGTCTCCTATAATTTATATTCACTTTCATTTTACGTATTGTTACTTTTCTAAAATTAGGGTTCACAATTTTAAAAAAAGTATCGATAAACGTTAATATAACGGGATTTTTTAGTGAAATAGGGGTTCACTTTTTATTCACTTAGGGTTCACTTAGGGTTCACTATTCTAAAACATTTCTTAATCCTTCATATTTATCTTTTATATGAATATCTAAATAGTTGTAACCATTGTTAAATCTTTTTCGTTTAAATTTTTCCATCATCTTTTTTCCGAAATTATTGTTATCCATCTTGTAAGCGCCATTTTCGTTTGCCCACTCTTTGTAACATGAGTATAAATCGCTAGCTTTAACTCTTTTGCCTTTTTCTCTAACACATTCATCTTCAATGAATTGTTCAACCACATCCATTTCAGTACGATATGATTGACTAGCATCTTTTAACTTGTCAGGCATTGTAAGTCCTTCCTGCATCCACATATATGCACCTTCTGTCATCCAATTAAGAATTGCAGGGGCTTCACGTAGAAGTTTGTATTTTAGATCTTTGTCGACTTTTTCTTCAGGTATTTGTACTTCAAATGGAATTAATACTAAACGACGCCATATCCCGTCATCAGTACCACGTATAATTGGTTTATGATTGGTAGACACCCATATTTTAAATTTAGGTGTGTACTCAAATTCTTCTGCGTATAAAAATCGTGCCGTTACTTTATCTCCACCCGTGATTTGTTTAATTAGTCCTTCATCAAAGCGAAATCCCTCGTTGGGTTCAGATGATGTAACAAATCGAGCTTTACTTAATCGTGCAATATCTGTGTTGACGTTATCGTTTTTCTTTACCATTAACGACTTCGCTTGCATATTGTTTGAGTAATCACCTAGTATCTCTGCAATGGTTTCGACGAAAATACTTTTACCGTTACGTCCTTTACCGTGCAGGATAAACATGACTTGTTCACGTGTGCTTCCTGTAAGTGAATAGCCAAGAGCTTTTTGAATGTAGCGAATCACTTCTTTATTGCCGTCGAATATATCGTTTAGAAAGTCTAACCACACGGCAGGTTGCATTTTCTCTGAATAATCTGTGTTCGCAATTTGACTAAACTTCTTATCAATATCATGTGGATATAACTCACGAGACGTTAAATCAATATAGCCGTTCGCCACATTTAGTAGCATATTGTCTTTATCGAAATCGTCAGGTGTGACGGGTTGTCGGTGCATGAGCTCATTCATAATATTCTTTTTGGCTTGAGTACCACGAGTTTTTTTATAATACTTTTGGAAGAATTCTCGTGCTTCTTCTTCTGACACATCATCACTGTGAATGACTTTTTCATTTTTGATATCTTCAATCATTTCATCAATCAAACGCCTTATTGAACCTCTATCATCCACTGCCCATTTAGTACCGTCATAAATGTAAAATTTATTACTGATATAACTGTATTTATAAAGTTCTCCATAACGATCAATAAATCTATCAGCGTTACCAGTATCATCGTAACTTCTCACTGGATATTCTTTTTTCTTTTCAGTTTCGTCAAATATGTGACTTAAAGCATATTTAAGCGGTTCATCTTTTGCTTTAGGTGTGTATACATTGTGTGTTTCATTGATTGCTTTAAATAACGTTTGTTCTCCGTAAGTAGAATTCTTACGCTTTTCATCCCACTTATCACGGTATAAATTAGATTGTCTGAAAATACTATCCATTTGTGTGTAATCTTTAGCACACCAAAAAGCTAGTATATTCGCTAATGCCATATCTGCTTCAGAATGTGAACCGTAATATTGCTCATAATTACCACGCATCAAATCGTCAAATATCTTAGCTTGCTTAGATTGGTATATTTCGTTGATAACTTCCATTTCCGATAAATTGTGGATGTTATCTTGAAAGTTGTTTGATGGATGTTGGATAACATTTGATGTGCTAGGAAAGTATTTGTTGTATATTTCTTTGAATAATTGTGGTGATGCCTCTGTCACATCTTTATACTTACCAATTGTGTTACCTGTCATCGTGAAGAATCTACCGCTGTCATACATTTCAATATTGCCTTTACGTCTACGTTCGCCAGGTATCTTACCTTTAACAATTAGGTGTAATCCGTTACCTGACGGACTAACTTCTGTATATGTTTTAAACGCTTCTGTAAATTCAGATACGATATTATCGAGTTTATCGCCTTGTCTATATCTGTGGATGTCATCTTCTACGTTATCTATATCTATGCCTAGGTATGGTGGTTCAAAAAAGAACCCCACACCATCAGCACCTGTAAAATTAATTGCTGTTTCGTAACTACTCCATGTGTTTGGATCATTCGACTTTGCAAATTCGCCTGTTTCCGCATTAAAAGGAACTTTCGTTAACTTGCCGTTACGTTTTTGATATTTCCAAACACACCAGTTGTTTAATTTAGTTAATTCCTTTGGAAACATTGAATTATCCTCCTATTTAAAACGGTAAATCGTCATCACTTAAGTCGATAGGTTCGTTAGTTTGTTTATCGTCATCTTTAAATTCATGGTTCACTTGTTCGAATTTAGTACGTTTGAAATTCCATGGTGCAACGCGATTGACTGTTTGCTTTTCTCCTTTATATTCATTTTCTTCCTGTTTAACAAAAACACGTACTGGTTTGTTACGCATTAAATTTAATAAGTGTTCAAAGTCTTTAACTTGTGTACCTTCAGGCACGCCTACACCATTTAAATAGTGCATAAAGTTATCAATTTTATATTTGTATTGACCGTCAATCGTACGTTTCCATTCATCTACAAAGATGATTCTGTTAGCGTATTTACCGTTTGTTTTGTTTAGATCAGGTACTTTTGTTAAATCATTACGTACGACTAAACGTAAACCAACTTTTTCTTTGCCGTTCGGTGTAGAACCCTCTGAAACTTGTGTGATAATAACTTCATATTCTCCTTCAGGTAGTGGGCCGAAATCCATTTCGTTAACATTTGAGTAATCAGTTGTAAATAAAGCCATAATTTATAATCTCCTTTAATATCCGTATTTTTGTTTTATTGGTTTTAAATCTGCATTTAACGTTATAAAATCAGCATTTCGATATTCGTGAAAATTGTACTTAATCCAACCTGTTTTATAACCATTTGCTTTTGCGTACAGATAATAATCTTCTAATGTTTTTAGTTCAGATTTATCTTTTACGTTCTTGCTATATTTTTGTAATGTGTAATCCACTTTGAATGGTTTGATGTCTGTGAGTTCTGCTTCAACATTCTCAAGTTCCTCTTTAATAACTTCGTTCTCATGTCCGCAATTAGGACAAAATTTTAAGTTCGATTGATAAACGGTGAAACATTCATCACAGTTTTTTAAACCAACTTCTACGTCACCTTTAGACTTGCGTTTCTTTTTCTTATCAGTACCATTAAAATGTTCATCCCAATTGTGTTTAAAGTCGGGTAAATTGTGTCTTGTGTAATTCCCGACGTGATCAATAATGGTTGCTACTTTACCTGGTTGATAACGCATTGACCGCATGGATTGCTGCATGTATAAAACGAGTGAATCAGTAGGTCTTGCGAGTATGACGCATGTACAGTCAGGCACGTCAAACCCCTCACTAATTAAATCGACGTTGCAAAGCACTTTGATTTTGTTATTTCTAAAATCTTGCATAATGCTTTCACGTTCTAACTTCGGCGTTTTAGCATCTGCATGTACTGCTGTAATCCCATAAAGGTTAAATTTATCTGCAATTGATTTACTCGCTTCCACACTGTGGGCATACAGTATAGTTTTTTGACCATTCGCAAACTTTTTGTAACTACTTACGATGTCTCCATATATTGCTTTAGGTACGGCTTCGTCCATCGACTTTTTGGTATAGTCTCCAGTGCTAGATTTTTTTAATTTACTAGAATCAACTAAAGCGATACTTTTGTATTTGTATGGTGCCAACTTATTATTATCGATTAACCATTCAACAGTTGGACCTTCCACCATTGTGGGATAAATATCAGTGAATCCTTTACCGTTTGAACGCCACGGTGTAGCGGTAAAACCGACACGCCATGCATCACTAAAATATTCGTAAATTTCAGTGTAGGTTTTCGCTCTACTATGATGCGTTTCGTCTGTCATAATTATTTGTGGTGGCGTTAAATTAGTAAGATTATTCTTAGCTCGTTTTTCTGAATAGATATCTACAAGTGTTAAATCAACGTTGTGTCTATTGAGTGTGTTATTGATCTGTTCAATTAATTCTTTTCTGTGAACGATGAATAACACTCTGTTTCCTTTTTCAGTTGCTAGTTTTACGATTTCTGCTATCATCACGGACTTACCGCTACCAGGCGGCGATTGTATTAATACACCACTATGTTTAGCTAGTTGTAGTCTTGCATTATCGACTAATGACTGTTGGTACTCATAAAGTTGGAAGTTAGTCATCCACATCGCCAACTTTAAACAAATCTTCTTGCAAGCAATGTTCTCTGCTATCTAATTGGTTTTTAGCAAATATCTGATTCGTTGGCATCAAAATAAACCCTCGTTTTCCCGATTCTTTATTCACTATCAATCGAGCAACTACCTGACATAATCCTGCAACGTTATCACGTATCGTTTTACGAATATCAGGTACAGATTGTGTAATTTGTTGACCGGCAGGTGTATAAAAGTCATAGTTTGTTTCCCACGCTAGCAATACCAACCGTTTATTTAATGATTGTAGATATCGCAAGCTATCAATTGTAAAAAAGTCTACTCGTTGATAATGTGACATTTCCGGGACACGATGATTTTTACCTGCACGACCTAAATCTGCTAACATAGATCTAAACAATTCGGATAAGTTGTCGATAACGATGTTGTCGTAGTTACCTAGTACCGTTTTATTATTCTTATCAGCAAACCACTTCATCAATTCGCCCCATTCTTCCCACGCCTCGTGTGAGTTAAATTCTAAGATGTCGATGTTTTCGTTACCTTTTAAAGGCCGTTCAGATTTGTCTACGTTGACGTATAATGTTTTACCAGGTAAGAAGTTTAAAGTGTGAGTCTTACCGCTACCAGGTTTACCGTAAATAAAGTAGGTTGCTTTATCTGTGGTGATGTCTTTAGCGCTTTTTATATCGAAACTCATTCTAATTCCACCCTCTCAATTTCATCTGTTTCAGTATGCGTATGCTTGTAAACATCGTGCGTTGCTGTATCAATTAACACATTTTCCATTCCATCGAATTTACGTGCGTCACGTTTATCGGTTGAGTACTTAATGTTAGGGTTAGCGTCTGTTGGACGGTTCGTTACATAAATGTCTAAAACTTTGTGTTTATAGAAGTAAGTGACTATTTTACTCATTGAAGTCCTCCTAACAGTCGATTCATAATCTGGTCATAGCTATCAATATTTTCAGCAATCCATACACGTGTTTCATACATTAAAATATCAATGGCACTTTCCATACCAGATACGTCATAGATTGTGATTTCGCTAACAGTATTATCATCGCGATCTTGAATCGTTACGTCGACGCCAAATTCTGTTTTAGCCACGTACATGTAAAACTTAAATCCATCTATCGTGATTGTTTTCGAAAATTCTTGTCCAATTTCGTAATACATTTGCGTTTACCTCCATATTTGATATAATGAGGTCGGAATATTAAGCAAAACTCCGACTCCCGACTGTTTGCTAGCTGCAACTAGCATTCAGTCTTTTTTTATGCGTTTATTACATACTTAGCAGCGTAGTAACTGCCTATCATTGTCCACGTTGCTACTGTGAGTGTTGTAGTGAAGTATGCTTCGAATGCGAAGGGCGTAGTTACTACAAATGTTGTTATTAATGCGATTAGTAAAGCTAGCAGTTTAACTTGCATGTAATCCCTCCACTACCTCATCAGACAAATCCCAATAAGGCATCTTTTCTCTCACTAATTGAATTGGCACCTTTCCAGATATGGTAATGTAACCCTCTTTCGCCAATTCTTGATTTAATTCTCTGACGATTGATGTCGCTTTACTTTTTGAAACTCCAGCGATTAGCATAATGTGCTTTATGTTTAAATATTGTGGTTTCATTTTTGAGACCTCCTTAGTATCTTCTTTTGTATTGCAGCGTCACACATGTGATCATTGCAATAATGTTTAATGCGATTAGTAATACAGTCATATAAGTAAGCCTTTCGTGTATAATTTATTTATCAACCTAAAGAGGTGATAAGCATGTCTGATAAAATTGATATCACTATCAAATATGATGAACTTTGCCAAAAAGCTACTACGTTATCCATTGATGAAATAAAAGATGATTTCAATAACGTAGAACCCATATTTGATAACGATGGTTACGAATATGCTCGTAAAAACACTGATTTATATTTAGATCATTACATTTCGGTTTTGCGTAAAAACCTACATTCTTTAGTTCAGAAAGATGTTGAACGCCAAATTAACGAGCAATCGTAAATTCTAAGTGGTTTTTATTCCATTGACCATCAACTACCTCATTCTGCTCACTGCCATGAGTAGTTTGAGGTTTTTTGTTTTGTTCTTGCATTGTTTTATCCTCCTTTTTCTCTTCAACACCCACATTCAACAGACGGTCATCGCAATGACTGTTAAATGTATTTAAGTGCGGCTCATATCATCGCCAGCTCTCGCTCACATCTGCTCAATGTGGGCGTTGAATTTATTTAGTTGTGCTATACTTTACTTATCTCTTTATGAAAGGAGGTTTGAATTTATGGCTAAAACTGATAAGGAACTAGCAGTTGAGCTAACAATTGCTACTATTGATATGGTCACTAATCATAAGTTGCAAAATGGCGCTCCTAGTCTTAACCCTGTTTCTCCTAAAGAAATAAATGAGTTTTTAAAATCTTATTATTCCACTCTTAAAGATTTGAAAGATTCTTAGGTCGATTAAGCAATTGTTCTATAACTGTTACAGCAGCATATAGAATGATTGCTTTTTTGATTGGTTTCAAATTTCGCATTCTTTATCCTCCTTAATTTGGTTGTTCGATTGTTTTGGTATAATTACCTATGGAGGTGATTATTATTACACCTGGTATATACTGGAAACTTTTAGTTGCTTATGTTAAAGGTTCAGTTTTTATAGAAGATGAAGATAAAAATTTACGAGAAATGTTAGATAAAAACTATGTTGACTCTGAACTGGGCGAACGTTTCTATGTGAGCGGTTTTCCTTTGCATGGAACAACAACTAAAAGATTTATAACCACTGATGGTAGAAAAGCTTTCTGGAAAACAACCTTTAAAGTGCTCATTCCTTTTACAACAGGACTATTTGGAATACTTCTAGCACTATTAAAATTATTAGTAAGTAGTTAAAGAAGTTTAACTTCCTATTAATATCATCAAACTCCCAACCACTGACCTCGATGTAATTTTCTTTGCGTTGGGTTTTTTTGTTTACCTCTTGCATTGTCCATCCTCCTTAATTTGGTTGTTTTTGTTTTTCTTCGCCTCTTGAAAACAGATATTCAATTTCATACTCTGGAAAGAAAGTATTTTTAATAAGTAACGCTTCTCCGAATTTGAAATCTGAGATACCGTTAATCTTATCTGATACTGTTTGATATCGAACTTCCAATAAATCTGCGATATCCACCAGAGATACTTTATTCTGTTTTCTGACCTTTTCTAAATTGGTCAACATAGTACCTCCTCCAATTATACGAATTTTCGTATTTAATTTTTTAAAAATTAGCACTGCTGAAGTGCTTAACTACACTATGTACGAATTTTCGTACCTAGTCAATACTAATTTTCGTATTTTTTTATTTTCTTTATCTTGATATACGATTTTTCGCATGCTATTATATAAGTATATTTTAGAAATGAGGTAACCAAAATGGATAAAGAAAAGCATTTAAAACATTTGATGGAAATGAAATCTGGTTCAGTAAAAGCTTTTTCAGAAGATATAGGGTTAGCTTATACAACAGTTCGTTCTATTTTAGAACGAGGTGTATTCAACGCCAAAGTAGAAAATATTATAAAAATTTGTAAAGGTTTAAACATCAAACCCGAAAATGTAATGGATTTAGACGATTCGGTAATCACTGAATCAATTACAACACTAATAAAACTCACTCCCCCTCGCCAACAAAACGTCCTCAACTACGCTCACTGTCAACTAGAAGAACAAAATGCTAAAGGCGATAATATTGTTGATTTTGATTCATATAAACAAGAGAAAATAGAAGTTAGTGTTAATGGTTGTGTCTCTGCTGGTGTGGGTGAACGTCTACATGAAGAAACTCTTTTTACTGCAACAGTTAAAGCTCCAGTACCTCCACACGATCTAGCATTAAAAGTTAATGGCGATTCTATGGAGCCGATGTTTAAAGATGGAGAAATTATATTTGTGGAAAAAACGCATAATATAAAGAATGGTCAAATTGGCATATTTATTATTGAAGAAGAGGCTTATTTAAAGAAAGTGCTTGTTGAAGATGACAGGTTAACTTTGATTTCATTAAACAAAAATTACAGAGACCTTCATTTTTACGAAAACCAAAGCGTTAAATTAGTCGGCAAAGTAATTTTATAAGAATACGGACTCTATTACGTTTGAGCCGTTGAGGGTGTTTGAGGTGAGGAGGATTAATTAAATCAATTTCAGAAAGCAAAAACCGCCACCTGATAAAATATAAAAATCAGACGGCGGAAAAATTATTGAAAAAAGGTATAAGGTCATGGCAGAAGTGTTTTCAACTTCTAAACTTATTGTAACAAATTCTATTATGTTAAGGAAATTATAAAAACACCGCTCCTGTCGGGGGAGGAGCGGCGAACAAATACAAATAATCATGCTTGCTCACCACAAATGAAGTGAACATCATATATATTACCAATACTATTTATTTTTTACAAGGGAGATGCATGTACTGTGTTAAAGAAGCAATAATCACTTATTGAACATTTAATTGTTTATACTTTTATTTTTTTATTATTATCTATTCTAATCAGGTTAAATTATCTATTACAACGTAGGAGATGTGGAAAGTTGGATATTAAAGAGATCATAGATGAAACAGGATGGAGTTTAATTGAAATTTTAAAAAGAATAAACAGCTTTCCCTATATTACAGAAAAAATAACTGAAGAAAGCTTAAATAATATGACAAAAGAAGAATTTATGGAGTTTCTTTTAGGTAAAAAAGGAGACGACTTATGTGAATAATAACAACAGTGACAACAGTTTTTACACTCTTATAGCTATTCTCATATCAATAATTGGCTTATTGGGAATTTTAACATTCACACTCATTTAAAACATATGAATGGAGATTTTGAATTGAAATAAACATCAAAAAAAACCGCCCCTCGTACGCAAAGGAGCGGTTGTACAGAACGAAAAACAAGTGACCTTTAGTTCGTCTACAATGAGAAGAACTAATTATATTCTAGCAATTTCATTTTTGTTTTACAAGGATTGGAGTTTGAGGGATGGAGAATAAAAGACCGATGGTCAGTAACATATCATTCTACACCAAAGATAAAGACGGAAATAAAAAGATAATAAAAGATTTTAGTGAATTAAAGTTTGATTCCCCTTTATACTTTGACTTTACTTTAAGTGGGATTGATGAATTATCTACATACGAAAATATGTATATCACTATATTATATTATGATAAAGTTGAACCACCACACCCACTTTTA